AGCGGAAGTGAAGGTGCAAGTGAAGCAAGTGCATCAACCGAAGCGCCGTGGCCGTCCTGCAAAGCAGGTTCAGCAGGTGAGCGCACTGGAGATTTGATATGGGTACATGGGTAACTGATCCCGCAACGGGAACGCAACGCTGGCAGGCGAGTCAATACACTCCATCTGGCGGCCCTGTCTATGCTTGGGGTGACTTCATCGACCCCAACAACCCTGATCTTGGTCGGTACGCTGCTGACATTGCGCCGCAGGCTATCCAGAACGGATTAGCATCCTACGACTCCATCAATATCGGGAGTGACAACTACTTCAAAGGTAACGACGGGTACTACTACAAGTTGAAAGGTCCAGAAGCCAACTCTGACGGCCATATTGTCAGCGGCAACAGCTACGACTTCAACACCCGCTACACCCGCGACAACCTGATGGGGCAGACGATGGGAGAGTGGGGGGCAATCCCCATGACCGTTGAGCCAAACTACAACACCGGCAATCAGGGCATGGATTTAGGAATGCTCGCCGGGTTCTTCGGCATGGCAGGGGCGGGTGGATTGCTTGCTGATGGTCTTGGTGGGTTGTTTAGCGGTGCTGATTCCGGCCTCTACGGGCTTGAGCTTGGTGGCGAAGGCGTAGGCGCTGCACTAGGCGGCGGTGAAGCCGCTGGTGGTGGTCTATACGGCCTTGAACTCGGTGGTGAAGGTGTGGGACAGGCGTTAAACTCTAGTACCGGATCACTCCCTTCGTTTCCGAACTTTTCTACCCTGCCCACAGACAGTGGGATGCTCTCTGGAGTTGGTGGAACTGCGTACAACCCTGCTACCGCATCCCTGAGTGACATCATCTCTGCCGTAACGTCAAGCGGCGGAAATGCCATCCCTGCCTCGGCGCTGACGCCTGAACTCGCAGCCGCTGTTGCAAGCGGAGCGCCGATTTCGAGCCTGAGTCCTTCGCTACTGTCGCAGTTGGCTTCGACCATCAGCAACGCTACCGGCGTACCTGTTACAGGATCGCAGTTGCTTGGTGGTGGGGCAAAACTATTAGGAGGTCTTCTCTCTGGTATTGAAGGAGAAGGCGAAGCAAATAAATACGCTGACAAAACCCTCGAAGCCGCACGGATTGCTGCTGACGCTGCTAAGTTCCGTCCGGTTGGCATCACCACTCGCTTCGGTTCCTCGAACTTCCTTAAAGACGCACAAGGGAATGTGGTTGGTGCTGGATACAACATCGCACCTGATATTAGAGGGATGCAAGACGCACTCCTAGATACAAGCCAACTTGCGCTCAAGCAATATCAAGAATCTGGGAATCTGACTGCGCCGATGGGTCAGGCGGCTCAGACCATGTTCGGGTTGGGCAACAGTTACCTCTCCACGACTCCGCAGCAGCAAGCCGCGAAGTATATGGCAGACCAACAGGCACTCTTGGCTACGGGAAGGGAGCGTGATCTTACATCTCTTGAGAACCGGCTTCTTTCTCAAGGCAGACTTGGGCTTGCCACCGGGGGGACCAGTACCGGCATGATGGCGGCTAATCCTGAGATGGAAGCACTCAGGAACGCACAGAAGCAGCAGGACTTGGCGCTTGCGGCTCAGGCGACTCAGGGCGGTATGGATTACGCCAAGTTCGGTGCCGGCATGGTCAGTAGCGGCGGCAATATGCTGCGCGATCAGTACGGCACTCAGTCGGCAGCGTTGCAACCGTGGCAGACCGGCATGAATGCAGCCCAGTACCTCGAAGGCTTAGGCCAGCAACCTCTGACTCTCGGCATGGACATCGGCAGGCAGGTTACTTCTGGTTCTGCATCTGCCGGTAATCTTCTGGCGCAAGGCATGACTAACGCTGCTCAGATTCAGCAAGCAGGCTCTTACAGTCCTTGGGGTACGGCCCTGATGAACAGTGGGAATATGCTTTCAAGTATGACTCAGCCGCAGCAGCAAGCACAGCAGGCTCAACAGCAACTCACGCAACAGCAAATGCTCAATCCTGGTTCATTCTACCCAACGAACACGACGAACAACATGGGTAGCGAATGGAACTGGGGAGGACTTTGGGAGTAATCATGGCTGAAAACATCGTTCAATCCCTGTTCGGCCCGACTCCGTATGAAGTCGAGCAGATGCGTAATAAGCAAGCCTCGGATTACGCAACCAAAGTTGCAAACATGAACAACATACAGCAAGCCAAGTTCGGTATCGGACAGGGCGCTGCTGACCTGACTCGCTCTGTTGGTGGAATGTTTGGTCTTGTCGATCCTGCGGTAGAACAAGCCAAAGCGCGAGAGCAAGCACTAACTAACATCGACTTGAGCAGTTCGGATGCGATTCTGCGTACTGCGATGCAGACGCAAGACCCTCGGCTTAAGGTGCAGCTTACGTTGATGGCGCAGCAGAGGAAGGCGGCGGAGCAGGCACAGATGATCGCTGCCCAGAAATCCATGCGCGAGGATGAGATGTTGAAGTTCAAGCAGAAGGAAGAATACGAACTGAAGAAAACCGAGTCTGAGGCACGGATTCGTCAGAACGATGAGCGGATTGCTGATGCTCGGACTACCGCTGCGGAACGTGCTGCACTTCAGCGCGAGAATAACCAGATCAAACTCCTGTTGGGTCAGGGGATGCTTGCTCTGAGACAGTCTGCTGCTGACTCCAAGGTAAAGCCTGATCTTCCAACTCCTGCGCTGAAGTTGCAGCAGGAAGAACTTGACGCTATCTCCACATCAAGCCTGATCAATAAGAACCTTCAAAAGTACCGTTCTGCCATTGATGATAAGAGCCTTGATCTTGGATTTGTCAGTAACCTTGCATCTAGAGGTAAAAACGTACTTGGCATGAGTGATCCTAAGAGCCAGGCGTTTGCAAACTTCAAGGCTGACATGGAGAAGATGCGGAACGACTCACTCCGACTTAACAAAGGCACACAGACGGAAGGTGATGCTATCCGTGCATGGAATGAACTGTTTGAGAACATCAACGATCCTCAAGTTGTTAGGTCTAGGCTTGAGACTATTGAGAAAAACAACGAGGCTGCTACTGAGTTTCGCATGAAGAACGTGCAGAGCATCCGTAAAAACTTCAAGGCTGATCCGTTCGACTTCTCTGAATACGTTGCTCCGAAAGGAAGCGCAAAAACTGTCGTGCGCGAAGTTAAGTTGAAAGACGGGCGTATCGGCGTCGAGTATTCTGATGGTACTCGGGGGTTCAAATGAGTTGGAAAGATGAAGACATCGTAAGCGAGGCGAAGCCTAGCCGTGATGCTTGGTCTGATAATGATGTCGCCGTGTCTTCAGCGCCGACTCCTGCAAAAGAAGAATCTTTCTTAGACAAACTGAAGAAAGGTACTATCACCGAGCGGGCAAAAGCCGGGACTATCCTTTATCCAGAAGAAGAAACATTCGTCCGTAAAACATTGCAGTCTGCGGCAAGTGGCCCGTTGTCTGGCGTTGTTCAGGCAGGCGCTTCTATGTTTGGTTACGATGATGTAGCCAAGAAGATCGCACAAACAGCAAAAGAAGGAAACCTTGCAGGTGCTTTTCTTCAGCCTGAAGCATTGCTTACTGGAGGCGCTGCTGGAAAGTTTATTGGAGAAGGCGCAGGTTTGTTTCAGAAAGGTCTTCGTGCTGCTGGATTTGGTGGCGCTTATGGTGCTACAGCTGCTCAAGACGATGCAAACAATCAGATCGAAGGCCGTGCCAAAACAGCGTCAACTGCCGCAGCAGTAGGGTTTGTTACTCCTGCCGTGCTTCAATCTGCTGCAAAAGGTGTTGGTTGGGCTGTTGATTTCCTTAGAGGTAGGCTTGCAGATATTCGCGCTGGTAAGGTATTGCGTGATGTTGCCGCTGAAGAACTTCCTCAGATTCAAGCAGCCCTTACTTCTGCCGGTGATGACGTAACTGCTGCTCAAGCCGCCGCTGAAGTTGGAAGTACAAAGTGGTCTGCACTAGGGAAAAGGGCAGCAAAGCAAGACTCGCAATTCACTAGCGTTCTGAAGGAAAACCAACAGGCAGCGCGTGAAGGCGTTATGTCGCGCATGGCTGGAGGTGAAACTGCAGAAGCCGCTGCTGCTGCCCGTGCAAAGTTTATCGAATTGGCTGAAAAGGAACTCGGGCCTCGGCGTATTGTGTATCTTGCTCAGTTGGCAACTCCAGGCCAGGAACTTGCCGAGATTCTTCCGAAACTTAGCAGCCTTGAGAGACAGTATGTAACTGCGTTGCAGAATCAAGGGAAACTAGCTACAGACGCAGGAATGGCTATCTCGGCAACTACACCGAGAGGCGTCGTAGTACGCAACCCTGACATGACCGGACTCAACGTTGGGCAGAGGATGCCTACGGCGGCAAGAGGCATCGGCGGTCAACCGAAGCCAATAGACGAGGCAGGGTTCCAGAACTTCAGCAACGCAGCGAGTCAAGTTGATGACATAGCTAGAGGAATACGCGCCGAAGCAGATGCGCTACGTCAGCAGATTTCAGAACTACCTTCAGCATTTACTGCTGCACCCGTTAGGGACGCTGTTTCTAGGCAGGCCGGCGAGGTTGGCTCTACAAGGCGCACAGTAGCCAATGCTGTAATGGAAGAACTTCGTATTGCTGGCGACGATCCTGCAAAAATAGCAAACATCAGAAAACTTGGTGTCAATCAACTCATTGGTGAGTTGGTTCAGTCTGGTAAGGTGAGTAAAACTGATGCCGCTGCTGCTTTGAAGGACATTCGAGGAATCATTGACAAGCAACTTGGGCCTGATTTTGTTAATAAGTACCTTGAGCCTTACTCTGCAAAACTCGCAAACAGAGACTCAATGGCGCTTGCTGACGAACTTCGTTTGATGCTGAAAAACAACCCGAAGAAGTTTCTCGCTGCAATGCGTGGCGAAAATCCTGATTTGGTCAGTAAGTATTCCGCTACCGCTGACACTATGGAAGAAGCATTGGGCGCGAAGCGGTTCAAACTCGCATCAAAAGCCGCAGACGAGATTGAGCGTGACATAAAGATCAAAGCAAAGGCTGGAGAAGGGCAAGATGAACTTGCTGAAATTCTCAGGAAGGACGCTTCAAAGTACAGAATTCCAGCGTTTCTAAACTGGAAAGCGACAGTAGGCAATCAGTTGCTTGGTGTAGCCGAGGAATCGCTAAACAAGAAAACGATGGCGAAGGTCTATAACGCGATGCGTAATGGCAAAGATGCAAGCGCCCTTATGAATCAATTGAGCGAATTTGAACAGAACTTGGTGCTGCAATCTGTGGCATCTGGTAAGTTCCTGCCAAACATAACCGCTGGTGTAGTCTCAGGAGCAAACTAATGACCACGTTTTTGCAAGCCGTAAACGACGTACTCATCCGACTCCGCGAGAACCAAGTCTCCACGGTCACGGAGACTACCTACTCAACGCTGATCGGCAAGTTATAATTCGTCATGCTTTCACATTACGTTTATTCCCACATACGCCCTGACACTGGGGATGTATTTTATGTTGGTAAAGGAAGTGGAAACAGGTGCAATAGTAAAAGCAAAAGAAACAACTATTGGGAAAACATCGTCAATAAGTGCGGTGGATTCACTTCGCAAATAATCGCTTTAAACATAACAGAGCAAGAAGCCTACAACTTTGAGCGCTTGCTTATTCAAGCGATCAAGGATCAGACGGACATAAAACTTTGTAATATGATTGGCGGTGGCCGGGGTGGATCTTTTAATCCTTCTGATGAAGTCCGTGAAAAGCAAAGAAACGCTAAATTGGGCATAAAACTTTCAGAAGAACGCAGGAAAAAGATAGGCGATATTCACCGTGGCATGAAGCGCTCAGAAGACACTAAGCAAAAAATATCCTTGGCGCTTAAAGGCAAGACTCGCACAAAAGAAACTATAGAGAAAATACGCGCTATACGAACTGGAACTAAGGCGTCTGATGAAACTAAGCTTAAGATGTCGTTATCCAGAAAGGGTGAAAAGCACCCCATGTTTGGTAAAAATCATTCACAAGAATCAATTGAAAAAGTTCGACAAAAGAAATTAGGTAGCACTCCTTGGAATAAAGGTAAGCCACATACAGATGCTCATCGTGAGGCTTTGAAATTAGCTTGGGTAAAACGGAAGGCGAAAAAAAATGACTTATCTTGAGGCTGTGAATGAAGTTTTGCTTCGCCTACGGGAAAACCAAGTTTCCTCTGTTTCGGAGTCGACTTATAGCCAATTAATCGGCAAATTTTGCAACGATTCTCGCCGCCAGTGTGAGGACGCCTGGAACTGGGACGCACTCTCCACCACGATCACGCTGCCAACGGTAGCCGGAACCACGACCTACACACTTACAGGCTCAGGCGTCAGGCAGCGCGATGTCACGGTCAACGACTCCTCGAACCAAGCCACGCTGCGGAACGTTCCGATTCAGTGGATCACCGACCAGCAGCAACTCTCCACAGTGCAGTCCGGCGATCCGGTGTATTACGCATGGAACGGCACGGATGGTACGGATTCCAAGGTCGAACTCTACCCGACCCCTGATGGCGTGTATTCGCTGAAGTTCAACATGGTCGTGCCGCAGACGAACCTGAGCGCAGACGCCGACATCATCACGATACCCTCTGAGCCTGTCGTAATGGGCGCGTATGCCCGTGCATTGGCAGAGCGAGGGGAAGATGGCGGGCTGGCATCCAGCGAGGCGTATGGGCTGTTTAAGTCGATTCTGGCCGATTACATCTCGCTTGAGAAAGAGCGATTCACTGAATACGATTCGTTCGTCGCCGTATGAGCCAGCCAGTTACCACCTTCTCGATTTCAGCGCCTGGATTCGCAGGGCTGAACCTTCAGGACTCGCCGGTTGATCTTGCGGCAAACTTCGCCCTCGAAGCGAACAACTGCATCATCGACAAGTCGGGCCGAGTAGCTGCGCGTAAGGGATGGGACAGGGCGCATACCGCAAACACGGAACTCTCCACGTCGAACGTCAGTTGCGTTGGTGAGTTGGTCACTACGGACGGCACGGCGACTACGGTAGCGGCTGGCGGTGCTTACCTGTTCAAGCTCGGCGGCACCACGCTGACCACTCTGACCTACGGAGGCGGTGGCGTTGCTCCGACGATAAGCGCAAGCAACTGGCAGTTCTGCTTCCTGAACGGTGTGGCGATGTTCTGGCAGGAAGGCTACGACCCGCTGATCTACGATCCGGCTATCTCTGCGACCACGTTCCGCAGGCTCAACGAGAAGTCCGGCACCGCAGGGACGGTCTATCAGTGCAACACCGCAATCTCTGCTTACGGACGGGTTTGGGCGGCTTCTACCGCATCCGACAAGAGTACCGTAGTCTGGAGCGACCTCCTGACCCCGCATATCTGGACAGGCGGGACGAGCGGTTCGCTTGATCTGCGTAAAATCTGGCCGGATGGCGGCGACGAGGTTGTTGCTCTTGCGGCACACAACAGTTACCTGTTTATCTTCGGACGGCATCAAATCTTGATCTATGAAGGCGCTGACGTTCCGGCGACCATGCGGCTAAGGGATTCCATTGTAGGCATTGGGTGTATCGCTAGGGACTCGGTACAGAACATCGGCGAGGATGTGTGGTTCCTGTCGGATACCGGCGTTCGTTCCCTGATGCGAACGATTCAGGAGAAGTCGGCTCCGATCCGTCAAGTCAGCAAGAACGTCCATGATGACCTGATGGGGTACATCACGGCTGAGACTCTGG